GGATAACCTGGCCAGATTTCCAAGTATCCACATATAGCATTATATAACATTCTAATTTCGACAATACCCATTTCAGTAACACAATACCAATCATGATTAATTTCTTCAGGATCCCAATCTGGTTGTTCGTACCTATCCCCGATAGTCATGATTCTCCTAAATTATTAATAACCATAGGTAGTAATCTATGTTCTGCCTGTTGAACTCTTTGAGTTAGTGTCTCCATAGTATCACCTGAACAGATATTAACAACTGACTGTTCGATTATCTCACCAGAATCCAATTCTTCAGTAACATAATGAACCGTACATCCAGTAATTGAATCACCACTTTCTAATGATTGTCCAATAGCATTTAATCCTTTATATTTAGGCAAAAGAGATGGATGAACATTAATTATCCTTTTAAAGGAATTGATAAATTTGGGTGATACAATTCTCATCCATCCAGCAAGAACAATCAAATCAACTTTATATGATTTTAAAATTGAAATTAGTTTATCATCTTCAGTTGATTTGCAACGAAAATAAGGAACATCCAATCGTTTCGCACGTTCAATAGCACCACAATTTTTTATATTATGAATCATAACTACAACTTCATGGTTATAGCATTGAGTCACTATATTTTCAAAATTTGTTCCACTACCAGAACACATGACTCCAATTCTCATTCAACTTCTCCAATAACCCAAGACCTCATGCCATGTGGAGTATCAGCAATCAAATTCTGAGTGTCTGCTACAACATCGGGTGGCACCACCAAACAGAATCCAATACCAAGATTGAATACATTTCTCATCTCATCTTCTGATACATCACCATGCTTGGCAATATTCTTAAAGATCTCTGGTCGTTCCCAAGCAGAGTAATCAACATCAACTGTAAGACCTTCTGGCAAACACCTTGGAAGATTCTCTGGCAATCCTCCACCAGTAATATGAGACATTCCTAGGATAGGAACTTCATCTAGTAGTAACTGCACTAGAGGAGCATAGATTGTGGTTGGTGTAAGAACTTCTTCTATTGGATGCAAATCAAAGAAGTCTTTATATTCATCAATACCATCACGCCTATCCCACATAAACATTAGTTTATTAATTAAACTAAATCCATTACTATGAAGACCACTGCTTTCAATACCAATAACCTTATCACCAGGTTTGATAAGTCTTCCATCAACTACATCAAACGCTTCTACAATACCAGTGCAGAAACCTGCAAGATCATAATCGCTTGCTCTGTAATGCTCCGCAGTCTCACCACCTAGAAGATCCATCTGAGCAATCTTACAACCCTCAACAATACCATATACAATATCACTGACATTAGCATCCAGTGTTTTGGTAGAGATGTAATCTAAAAAATATAATGGTTTAGCACCAGAACATATAACATCATTGACGCACATAGCAACGAGATCCTGACCAATCGTGGTGTAATCATCAGCAATCCTACAGATATTAATTTTAGTTCCGACACCATCAGCACCAGATACCAGCACAGGTTTCTCATATCCTGATGGAATCTCCATCATTCCATTAAACCCACCAATGTTAGGTGATAATGTTTTGATATACTCTACGAATGATCGTCCCTTTTGAATGTCAACGCCCGAAGTTTTATAATCCATTACTTATAGTGCTGCAAGTTTTTCATGTTTGATTCTCCTTCTTCTAAGTGTCATTCATTTCAATCACGTTGCCTCCAATCATCAGGTTTTTCTTCAGTAAACCAGTTTACTATTTCATCTGCAGAATCGAACCCCATTCTATGATTGGATGGATCGGGGTCACCTAAACCCATCCTATTCATAAAATCATCCATGCTACCTTCACGAATATCTTGAGATACATGCCTCCTTGCTTTCTTAAGCATTTCGCGAGCAGTTGTATTCGCTTTACTTAACTTTTCAGACCAGATCATATCATCTAGTTTTACTTCTTCACCCTTTGCAATACACTTACAAATAAACTCTAGACGCAACCTATATTGTGTAGAAAGCATAAAAAAGCACTCCTGATAGTGTATTTATTTCAGTGGATTCCCATGCTTATCAACAAGACCTAACTTTTTAATTTGAGAAAGGTTAGACTTTTGACTTTTTTTAATTCTCTTATATTCTTTAAGAATATTGTTAATCTCTTTCTGAGAAATACTTACTTTAAGTTCATCTTCACCTTCTTTTGAAACAAACCCAAGACCACCCTCTTCTACGACTTCTTTAGCCTCAACATAATCATTAATTGTATCTTGAATTTCATCTCTAATAAGAGCATCTATCTGGCATTTAATCTCATCATCATTCATTTCTTTTTACTTTTTTTAGGTGATAAATTATTTCCCCAGAATTTAGGGTTAGATGTTCCAAATCCAAAATCAATCTTTTGAACTGCACCAGGACCATACTTATCGTAGTACATATCAAAGAGTTGAACAATCTTCTTACATCTAGTTAGATCAATATATTTAACACCATCAACAATATAATAGATAAGTCTTGCATCATTAGGAAGTGACTTATCATTGGCATCTTTAAGAGTAGTTTTCTCTTGAAGGACTTGGCAACTATAGTCCGACGGATTAATAGTTCTGGTTTCTTTTTCGTGGGTTGCCATCTCGGTTTCTTTTTCTTCGACGATTACTGACATTAACGATTTCCCCACTGAATATCTGGATATGCTTCTTTTACAATATCCAAAGTAATTTTATATTTGTCTGTAAGTTTTTTATCTTTGACAAGAATTAAAACCTCAGCCTCTTTTGGATGAAGTCCTTGTAAAAGATTAATAAACATCATCTCACGTCGAACGCCATTAATATTAGTATTACCACCTTTCACAAAATGATAAAGGTTTTGATATTCTCTACGCAAAGAAGTTTTTCCTCTACCATCCATATCTTGTCCTGTTGCAGACTCTCCACCTCTTGCTTCTTTTGAAATATTTTCAGAAAGACTACCAGAATATACCGATTGATCCTCTGCCTCACCATATGGAACTTCTCCAGAAGGGAGAAGACTAATTACAGATTCATCAAAATTCCAAATAAAAATAGACTTCAAAGAGATGTGTGCATAAGTTTTTAAAACTTTAACTTTGTTTGCTTTAGATCTTTGTTTAGATACAAGTTCTAAGACTTCATAAACAAAGGGATTAGTTGGAAGAGTTTCAATTGTAGTCGTTTTCTTTGTTGATGATGTTGAGTTTTTTCTAGTCATCGTTGCATTCTTCTTGGTCGAGTTCGTCATAATCGTTTTCAAATCGTACTGCTAAAATTTCATCTGGTACTACATTTCCATGCTCATCAAACATCTCTGGGTGAGTAAAAACGGGTTGAGTTTGATATGCATGTTCTTTTGCCAACCATCCTACCACACCTCCAACGAAAAAGAACATAATAGAAACAAGTGTTCCAATAGTGAGAGTTACTGCTAACATTTTCTACTCCAGAGATTATTTTTTTCTAATATCCAGATAAAAGTTTAGATGTAGTACAACTTCTCTTCGTAAAAAAGTTACCATTTTACCAAACTTTACCTGAAAAGTTTTTGGTTCTTCGTGCTTTTTCCTCCTGTTGCGTAATAGCAACTCTACCCCACGATTAATCTGAGGATCTGATTTATTTAGAATGTTTTTTTCGTCGTCCAGGTTTTCTATCACTATCATACCTCCACGCATCTTCTAGAATACCATACAAATATTTTCTAATTTTTCTTGCATGAGGTTTTGGAATATGACCATAACCCTCACGCAATTGCTTATGCTCATTATCTTGACCACCCTTAAGATATTCATCAAGTTCCAATACAATATCTCCAATTTCAGAAGCCGTTTGACTTTTGATGAATGTATCAATATCATATTTTTTAGTTTTTGTTGCCTTAAGGTAATCATAAAATTTTAAGTTCATTTGACCCTCAAAGGCATTATCAATAGCATGTTCAACTAGATCAAATATGTCGCTGAGGTTTTGTTCCATTAGACTAATTTTTGCTCCCTTAAATATTTGACAGTTTCTGTACAACCACCAATATGTTGATCATTACATAAAACTTGGGGGAAGGTAGAACCTTGCCCAAACTTATCATAAAACTCTTCGCGAGTATAGTCACTGTTAAGTTTATATATTACATACTTAATTTCAGCAAGTTGCAATACATGACATACCTTGACACAGTAAGGACATCCATCTTTAGAGTATACTACAAATTCATTCATAAAAAAGGAGGGCATTTTCCCCTCCAGTATATCAATCTTTAGTTCGTTTGTAAAGTCTTTTACAAATGACTAACGAACATTATGTCCCCCAAACATGTAACGCATTCCATTTAGGATTTTATTTGCATATTGTCCCAGTCTGCGAGAATTAAAGCGTTCAAATAATGCAGCAGAGATAACAGGTGTGGGTACACCAAGATCCACAGCAGCATGAACAGTCCAACGACCTTCACCAGAGTCGCTTACACCCCCCTCAAACTGCTTCAGATCGTTATGATCATGTCGCAATACATCAGCGGTAAGATCAAGTAACCAACTACCAACAACGCTACCACGACGCCATAACTCAGCGACTTCAGCAATGTCAATATCATATTGATAGTCTGCTGGATTTTCCATCGGAGCAACCTCAGCATCACCTCCAACAACATATGCTTCTCCAGAATTAGCTTCATGTAAAATATTAAATCCTTCTGCATATGCTTGCATCATTCCATACTCTACTCCATTATGAACCATCTTTACAAAATGTCCTGCGCCAGGTCCACCACAATGCAACCAACCATATTCAGCACTGGTTGCACGACTGTATGGATCTGTGCGGGTTGCAGCGGTAATGCCAGGTGCGAGGGCACGGAAAATGGGGGCACATGAGTGTACTGCTGTGATTGCGCCACCAACCATAAGACAGTATCCACGCTCCAGTCCATAAACACCACCAGAAGTACCACAATCAATATATTGGATGCCAAGTTTAGAAAGCCTTTCTGCCCTGCGACGAGAGTCCTTAAAGTTGCTATTGCCATGATCAATAATAATATCACCCGCAACACAATATTGTAGTAACTCATTGAGTGTGTCCTCTACGGTTTCTGCTGGAACAACCATCATGAAAACTCCCGGGGTTTCCACTGAAACATTTTCACCAGATTCTATTCCAAATACCTCTTTACTCTTAATTACATCAACGAGATATTTAATAGAAGTAGTACATCCACTAATATATCCTTTCTCATATTGTTCACTAGACTTTTCATAATTTTTACGATATCCATGTACTACATGTCCTGCCGCAATAAGACGACGAGACATACCTTCTCCCATTCGACCAAGACCAATCATCCCTATTTTCATAATTCTATTTAATTAAGTGGATAATCTAAGTGGATAATCCCACTTAGTAATGAATTGTGTTTTATTAATTGGACCCCAAAGACCATCATGATAAAGGTAAGGTGAAGTTCTTATGGGACAACGATCTCCTTCACATAAAAGATCACCAACAATTCTCCAAGATTCATGAACTTCCTCAGAATGAACAAAATGTGATTGATCTCTATTCATTGCATCATACAATAATTTTTCATATCCATCAACTGCCTTTTCAACCGGGTAATGATACTGCAACAATGCTTGTTCAACTCTATCATCCAAACCAGGAGATTTAATATCAATCCTCATATCCAAATGGGGATCAGGTTGAAGTCTAATAACCATTCTATCATTAACTTCATGCCCCTCAAATAATGTCTGTGGAGGAGACTTAAATTTAATTACAACCTCAACACACCCAACTGGCATTTTCTTTCCTGTCATGAAATAAAAAGGCACACCTTCCCATCTCCAGTTATCAATGAACATATCACCAGCAACAAAAGTAGGTGTCTTACTGCAAGGATCTACACCCTCCTCATCCTTATATCCATCATATTGTCCAGTAAGAAATTTTTTACCCAATCGAGTAGCAGCAAGAACTTTAGTTTTTTCTCTACGAATTTCTTTAGCATCAACTCTACAAGGTGGTTCCATTGCAATTAATGCAAGAACCTGTAGAAGATGGTTCTGTAACATATCTCTGACTGCACCAGAATTTTCATAATATTGAGCGCGACCTTCACATCCAATAGTCTCAGTCGCAAAAATCTGAACCTCATCTATGTAATTACGATTCCAGAGTGGTTCCAGAAGTATGTTACTAAAGCGAGTGGTAAGAATATTATTAACAGTATCTTTACCAAGATAATGGTCAATACGATATACTTGTTTCTCGCGCAAATATCCAGAAATCACCGACTGCAAATAATCAGCAGATTTAAGATCATACCCAAAGGGTTTTTCAATAACAATACGCGAAGTTTCTGAGTCATTTAGTCTACCCGCCCCTGATAAGTTAGTAACAGCATCTGCATATCGTTCAGGAGGAACAGAAAGGAAGTAAGTAACATCATCATAGTCTCCCAGATTTTTAAGAGAATCAACATCGCTTAAATCAGTAGAAACATAATCCAAACGATTAAGAAAATCTTGTGGGTAATCGCCAAGAGATTTTTTCCATTCTTGAGTCGAAGGATTTCTTCTTGCAGATCCAATAATTACAAAGTCATCTGGAAGCAATTTTTTATTATGGAGTTTATATAAAGAAGGAATAAGTTTCCTTCGACAAAGGTCACCTGTTGCACCAAAAATTACTAAGGCATTCATCAAATAGACCCCATTACATCTTCCCAATCTTTTTGAAATTGTTCAAGACCTTTATCAGTCATTACATTCTTATACATTTTCCAGAACACGATAGGGGGAATAGTAACGACATCTGCACCATACGCTGCACAATATTCAACTTGCCTTACATCACGAACTGATGCACCAAGAATATTTGGAATGCAATCTAAAGTATTTTCCAAACGATCATAAACTTTACGAATCTTTTGAATTAATTCAAGACCATCTACAGAATTGTCTTCCCATCTACCAATAAATGGTGAGATATAAGTTGCTCCTGCTTTTGCTGCCAGAATTGCTTGTGCTACAGAGAACACAAGAGTCACATTGGTTTTTATACCACTCATTGTAAGTTGTTTACATGCCTTAAGTCCTTCTACTGTACAAGGAACTTTAATTGTAATTGCTGGAGAAATAGAAACAAACTCTTGTGCTTGAGCCAACATTTCTTCTGCAGTATCTGCCACGACTTCAGTAGAGATACTTTCCAATGTCAAGAATTTAGATAATTCATATGCAACATCTTGTAAGGTTTTTCCACTTCTCAAAATTAAAGTGGGGTTTGTTGTAACTCCATCTATCAATCCAGTATCATATGCTGGAGAAATCATCTGAACGTCTGCTGTATCTAAAAATATTTTCATTAGTTAACGTGAATAGTTCCTTTCATACCTGCACCTGCATGTGGATCGCATTGGAAGTTATAGTCTCCTGCATCAGGAAATGTAACTTCAAAACTATCTCCAACAGAGAATGCTAGGTCTCCATGTGATAGTTCTGGATGTCCTTCTACCATCATATTATGTGGCGGTAATTCACCATTAATAAACTTAATAGTATCACCTGCATCAATAGTGACTTCATTTGGGTCGAAGATTAAGTTAAATCCTGAACCCATAGTAATATCAACTGCCCATACTGGTGTAGCAAAAAATAGAATGGTGAAAAATGCAAATATAAACTTCATACATTTACATGCAACTTCAGTATATATTACACCATTACACCACAATACTGTGGATTTGTCTTGACTTCATGATTTAACCTTCCAATTCTTAAGTTGCTCAAGAATGTACTTATATGCTTCTACTATATCACCTTCGTCCTTTCTGAATAAGTCCTTATCAAACCTTTCTTTCGTTCCTTTCTTCCATAGTCTCATACTATCAGGACTAATTTCATCAGCAAGTAGAAGATGACCCGAATTCTTCTCATGTCCAAATTCTAGTTTGAAGTCAACAAGAGTAATGTCCAACTTATTGAAAAGATCGACAAGAATGTCATTGACCTT